AGGTCACCACATCGGGATACAGCGAGGAGAAGGCCCGCAGGTATGCCTGCACGTCGGCCGCGGATGCGTTGGTCGCAAGCGTGGCGCCACCGGACTCGCCACCGAGGGACAGGCCGAACGTTGCGGACGGGGTCCCCGTGATGGTCTGCACCTCGTTCGCCCCCACCGGAACCGTGTCGGAGCACTCCGTGTTGGCCGCGGGGTTCGTCCCCGTGATGACCTTCACCGCGCCGATCGGGTACTCAGGCACCTTCGTCCTCGTCCTTCGAGCTGGCCCCACGCTTCTCGCCGGGTGCGGCGGTGGCCTGCTCGACCTCCGGTGCGCGGAACTGATCCTCGACCGGCTCGAACAGGCCCTCCCATCCCTTCACCTTCAGGACGGGCTCGTCGCCCTTGAGGAGGTCGCCCTTGTGGTAGGTGTAGATGTTCCCCTTGTCGTCCTGCGCGGAGAAGGAATCCTTCACCCGCACTATCCCCGAGCCTGTCTTCTTCGCTGCCGGCATGGCGTCTCCATGTTCGGGGAGGCGGGGGGAGTAGGCGGCCCCCCGCCTCCGTCCGTCTACTACGTGGTGAGCGTGCGGAAGGCCGCGGCGTTGACGACCTTCGAGCCGTTTCGCCAGAAGAAGTACAGACCCCTCTGGCCGGTCGGGCGGTGGTTGGTTCCGACGAGGTGCGGGATCAGGTCCGCCGACATCCCGACCCGGTCCACGATGATGAAGTACCGGAAGTCCCCCATCACCAAGATCTCGGAGCCGGTCGTGAGGACCGCGTCCATCGCGCTGTTCTCATACGTCGGGTAGCCCAGGATGCGCTGACGCACGTTACCCGGCGTCGGCACCTGGTTGTCGAGTGACTGCGAAAGCCCCGGCACATCCAGCCACACGCCCGAGCCTCCGGAGGTGTCGAACTGACGGACCTTGTTGAGGACGAAGCGGTTGCCGATGATGCTTGCCCGCGGACGGAACCGCGGCGGCAGCGCCTCCTCCATCTTGTAGAGGTCGGCGATCACGAAGGCGCCGGTCGTGGTGGTCGCCACGGTGGTCGTGGCGCCGGTGATCAGACCGAACGGCTCGTTCGTCCCGTTCCCCAGGGTGAACTTGGTCGCCTCGAGGTCGTCCTTCGCATCCGCGACCTCGCGGCCCATCTCGGCCTCGACCTCACTCCAGTCCTGGCTGACCTCGATGGAGAACGGCACGAACGCCTGCGCCCGCACCGCGTCGATCGTGGGCTGGGCCAGCGTCGGTGTGTTGTCCGATGCCTCGGTTCCTTCTGCGGCGTAGGCCGCGGTGATGCCGGCCGATGTCGCCCCGCGCCAGTTGTTCACCGTGGTCTGCACGACCCGGCTGATGGCCCGGAACGGGTTGACCGACCAGTTCGAGATCGGGATCACCGTCGGGTCGAGCTGGAACGGCACCGGGAGCCCGGTGGAACCCAGGGTGAACGCACGCTCGGCGTATGCCTGCGCCTGCGTCACCGCGTTGGCCTCCTCGGGGGAGAACGCCGCCGCGACCGGAGCCGCGTTCGCGAACTTCCCGAAGGCCCGCCGGTAAGTCGGGGACCCGACCGCCAGCAGATAGGCCGCGAGCTCGCCGCGCCGGTCCAGCCGGTTCAGCGTGTCGTTGGCCTTCTCCTGGCCCTCCTCACGGCTGACGCCCTTCAGGGGGATGTCGGTCGCGTCGATCGCCCGCTTCGCTCCGTCGCGGAGCAGCATCGCCTCGTCCTCGGGGGACCGAGCGGCCTGGCGGTACTCGGCCATGTCGAAGATGTTGCGGACGCGCTGGTCGATGTCCGGGGTGTTGAACGTCTTGCGGTCCTCCACCTTCACCCTGGTCGCCGGCTGGGTCGTGACGATGTGGTCCACGACGGCCTGACGCTCGCGGAGGTGGGTCTCGCGCTTCGTGATCGCCGCCTCCTCCTCGATGAGGGCGTCCCACTCGGTCTGCACCTCGGGCGGCAGCTCCTTGCCCGCGTACTCCGCGTTCAGGTACTTCTGGCGCTCCCCGATCTCGGCCTTGCGTGCGACGAGCAGGTCGAGGGACGAGAAGCGGTCGATGTCGACAGCCATCGGCGTCGTCTCCTTCTCTGTGCCGGCCGAGCGGTCACCGCCTGAGCGGGACTCGGCTGTTGCCTGAGCACTCGATGAAGCACCGGCCAGCGCGTGCTCGATACGCTTGGCGAGCTCACGGGGCTGGCTCGTCGCCAGCTCCTCCAGTCGTCGGTCGAACCCGTTGTCCGCGTACCAGTCGGTCAGCGACCGCACGCCGGCACTCGCCCCCTCGTATGCGGGGAACGTGACCGGCCCGAACTCGAAGACGCGGGCCTTCGTGACCGTCCGCTCCATGATCCCGTCCGGGTTGTGCTCGGAGGTCTCCGGCTTGCGGTTGACCTCCTCCTCATCCACCGAGAAGCGGAACGAGGCGCCATAGGCCCCGTCGCGCAACCCCGACAGGATCAGCGGCGGGATGCCCTCGTACAGCGGCACCTCGTAGGAGGCATCACCGCGGACGAACGACGGGGTCCCGAGTACCTGGTCCCCCACGACGTTGTCCCGTCCGTGCTGGAACAGCACCTTGGGAGTCCGCTCGGCGAGCGAGGCGTCGAAGGCACCCGGCGCGAACCGCTCGAGGAAGTGACCCTCGAAGGAGGAGTTGATCTCCGTCCATTCCCCGATCGGGGTGAATCTCCCGAACATCACGGGCGAAGACTCACCCTCCTGGCGTACCCCGTAGGACGCGGGGACGGCGCGGACGAGGTCGTTGCGCGGTAGTTCGGTCATCCTTCGGAGCCTCCTGTGGGTTGCAAGGAACCAACGGGCGCGTTCCCGTTGGTCGGAGGTGGCTGCGGGGTGCCAGGCGGTGCGGCGGGTTCCTTCGCGCCGGGTTTCTGGAGCTGGACCGAGAACATGCCCGAGTGCTCGAGCAGGTCCATGTCCTCGCTCATCACCGCGTCGACGACGCTCTCGGGGTCGTAACCCGCTTCCGCCAGGGCCTTGATCGTGTCGGCCTTGATCTTCTGGATCTCCGCGGCGTCCTTGCGGTCCTCCTGCAGGAACATGCAGTCGCGGTCGTCGTACCAGAGTTCGGCGTTCTCGGGTGAGTCGATGATCTGGGACAGGGACCCGCAGAGGTTCCGCCAGAGCGGCCGGAAGGTCATATCCGCGGTGGCCCTTCGTGCGGATGCGAAGTTGCCGGCGTTCAGGCTCGAGCCCTGCAGCCCCTCCGAGAGCGCGACGAGCACGGGATGGACCCCCGCCGCGGATGCGATGCGGGTCTCGCCGGCGCCCTGGACAGCCTTGAAGTCCATCTGCTGGAAGTCGGCGCCGATCGTCTTGGCGGTGGCACCGAGCAGGAACAGCGTCTTGTAGGCGTTCCAGGCGCCCTCGTGCTCCTCCTTGAAGCTGTCGACCGCGACGTCGTACATCGCCTGGGTCGTGCCGGTTGGGAACTCCATCACGAAGTTGACGGTCGCGCCGTTCTCGAAGAACGCCATCTTGTGCTGCGTCGCGGCACTGTCGGACGAGACCTCGCGGATGATGGGGGTGAGCCAGGACATCCCCCGCGCCGGCGAGGTCGGGTCGGGCAGCGGCGCCCAGTGGCAGACCTGCTCCGGCAGGAGCGTGACCGGCTGGTTACCCGAGGACGGGCCGCCCTCGGTGTACTGGTAGCCGAGGAGCTCGGCGTCGAGGTCCCAGGCGCTCGCGCCCTCTCGCCTGGACCCGAGGATGATCGTGACCCAGTCCGGGCGGAGGCGCGTCAGGCGCGAGGATTGCCGTAGGACGAAGGCGTTGCCGGCCAGGTCGACGTCCATCACCATCCGCGCCAGGAGGTCACCCGTGGCGGCACCGGGCCAGGGACGGTTGAGCAGTCGGAGCCCCGTGGAGGCAGGGTTCCGGCCGTCGATCCCACCGAACAGCTTGCCGGGTCGCCCGTTGTTGATCTCGCGGAACTGGAAGCGGATGTCGCTGAACACCCGGAGCCGCAGCGCCATGCAGGCGAACACGACCCCGTTGGACTTGAGCATCCCGTCGACGTAGGCCGCGAACCCGTTGCCGATCGTGACCGAGGTCCCGGTCATCCCCGAGGAGCCGTACATCGGGTAGACGTTCCCGGCGAACTTGAAGTAGTCGACCCACTGCTGGAAGCTCAGCGCGTCGCGGTTCTCAGGTTCCGGGACAGGCTTGCGCGGACTACGGCCGAGCCACTCCCGCAGACCCATGGCTCAAGGGTCGGGGGGGACTCAAGGATTCAGACCCACCGGACCGCAACCACCGGCAGCGCCTCCATCGTCGAGGCGGCCTCCAGCGCGAGCACGTCGGAGATCGCGGCGGCGACGTTCCCCACCTCCTGCAGGACGTAGAGCGTCCGCGAGTCCTCGTCGGCCTGGGTGACGTGGACCTTCCGCAGGGTCGCCTGCCGAACATGCTCTCGGGTGATGGGGTCCCCGTCGTGGTGATGGGAACCCTCACGGATCGCGGTCGTCCAACGATCCACGGCCAGCGCGAAGCGGCGGTTCGACGAGGTCTCGAAGGCCAGGACCCGATCGGGCCAGGTGGCCTCCCATTCCTCGATCTCACTGCGCCACCCCGGCGGGTCGCAGAGCATCCGGCCGACGTGGTAGCGCTCGAAGATCCGCGCCACCGCCGCGGACACGTCGGCGCGGTCCACCCGCCACCCCATGACGCCCTCGGGCCGGTGCCACTCCGCGAGCGTCCAGGCGTAGCCCTCCCGCGTACAGCCGCGGATGACGGTCGCGACCTGCGAGGACTTGAACCCGACCCCGATCTCCGTCCCCTCGCCGACCTCGCCCGGCGCCAGGAGCTCGTCCCACCGCCGGGGGTCCACGGCTTTCCCGGCGCCCGTCGTGCGGATGTTGAAAAAGAAGCGGAGCGCATCGGTCCACTCGGTGGCAGGGTCGCGGACCTCGGCGACGATCCGCGCCAGGTTGTCGGTCACCCACCGGGCCCCGCCGTAGCAGTGACGGAGCGCTTCTTCGAGCTGCTCATCCGACCAGCCAGGATCGGGCTCAACCGCAGGCCGGCGGTTGTAGTAGAGGATGCCCGGGGCGCCGGCATCGACATCCTTCCCGCTGACCTCCGCGACCGAGCCCTCGCCGAGCACCGGGGCGTTCGTGGTCTCGAAGGTGCGCCCGCTCATCTTCGCGGCGTTGCGCCGAAGGGTCGCGGCGAGCTTGACCCCCTTGTTCTGCGTGGTCCAGAGGTGGGTCTCATCCAGCACCACGAAGGTCAGCCGCTGGCCCTCCCGCGATCCGGCCGAGGCGGTAACAGGCTCGAGCGCGGTCGCCGGCCGAGCCCGCAGGTGCAGCCGCGTGCGGCCGACGTCGATGCCCAGGGACTCCGCGGCCTTCGCCTCGTTCGCGGTCAGCAGCTCATACAGGGTCAGGTAGGTGTTGTCGGTCTGGTCCTCCGACACGGCCGCGATCTGCAC